AGAGTGATGTTGCTGTAGGTACAAACTATCTAGAGCATTATGTACAGAAGTTTAAGAACAATGAGATCCGTGCCATGCTCACTAGCTTTGCTAATCGTGAGTTCGTACACCAGCGTAGCTATGCATTACTAAATGACACACTTGGATTGCCGGAGGAAGAGTACTCGGCATTCTTAAAGTACAAGCAGATGAGTGAGAAGATTGACTTCATGTCACAGATTGATACCAACAGCCATGCCGGTCTAGCTAAGGCTATTGCAAGATCCGTTATGAATGAGGGCATGTCTTTGTTCTCAGCCTTTGCAATGCTCCTTAACTACCAGCGTTTCGGTAAGATGAAAGGGATGTGCGAGATCGTAGAGTGGTCTGTACGGGATGAGAGTATGCACTGCGAGGGAATGGTTAAACTGTTCCGTGAGTTCTGCAATGAGCATCCACGTATCGTGACTGACGATTTCAAGAAGGACATCTATGAGATGTTCAGAGAAGGTGTAGCACTTGAGGATGCTGTTACTGATGCAGCATTTGAGATGGGTGAGATCCAAGGCTTAACTGCAGCTGACGTTAAGAAGTACATTCGTTATATTGCTGACAGACGATTGATTCAGCTTGGCTTGAAGGGTAACTGGAAGGTTAAAGAGAACCCATTAGAGTGGCTTGACTGGGTCATCAGTGGGGATAGCCTCAAGAACTTCTTTGAAGGCGTAGTAACCGACTACAATGCAGCCGGTATGGAAGGTGATTGGGGTTGGGGTGCTACAGAAGAAAGGTTAGCAGCGTAAAAAATTGTGCCCTTTTAGTTAAATGGTATAACACTTGATTTGTAATCATGGATTGGCAGTTCGATTCTGTCAAGGGGCACCAACAAGGAGTTAGTATGAATCGATATAGAATTGCAGAAGAATACCCAGATACAGAACTAATGATGCTTGAGCCTAAGTATTTTGATAAGGCTATTGTAGGTGTAGTACATCGTGTCAATCAAGTACAAGCCATATGCTACGATGCAAACAAATGCATTAAGCTATTGGCTAAGTATGAAGGGATGTCTGAGGATGATGCTATTGAGTACTTTGAGTACAATACACAGGGTGCATTCGTAGGTGAACACACACCTGTGTTTTTATATAAGTGATTATCTGTAGCGTTGGATTAGAGCTTCGTACTTATAGACTTGCTTGTAATCCTTCGCTTCATCCATCGTAGTACCGTTGTGCTCTTTAGCGTACAACTCATTAATTGCTCTACGGGCTACTGGTGGTAGCTTATTGAATCTCATCTTATTGACACGGTCTCTATCTTCACTAGTCATCTTAGCCTGTGTAATATCACGAGCCATACCCAATGTCTCTTGCATGTTTGTAGCTACAGCTAAACGCTTTTGGTCTAATGTATATCCCTTATACCTTTCGCTATCTAGCAAGGCATTCAATCGTCTTTCTACAAAGGGCACAGACTCTTTAATAAAGGCACGGTCATATACCTTATCGCCAGTGCTACCAAAGAATGCATAGGGATCTAGATTCAAAGCTACAAACTCACGCTCAATCCGTGGTCTCTCAGGTGTAACACGCACACCAGTCAAGGTATTAAAGAATTCACCTGCACGTACTGGAGCCTTGTTTGAGAAGTAAGGTTGGAACTCTGGTAGTTCTTCTTTGAGTTCAGGTAACTTAGCCATGACACGTTGTACTGCTGTCTGAGTAAATAAATTATCTCCCTCTACTACATTAGGATCACGAGCAATCTGACCCTCTTGATCAAATAGATCTAAGAATTCAAATATAGATTTTCCGGGTGTAGTAAAGCGACCAAAGAAATCACCTACCACACGACCTAATGCTTTAGATACTTTGTCTGCTTCTTTACCTTCTGCACCTGCAATAAACTGTGGTAACTGGTCCAACAAATATCCCTGTGTACCAGCAGGCATCTTCATACCAGCAATTGATGCAGCTAGTTCTGTCAGCTTAGCATCTTCTGGTCTACCTAACTTTTGCTTAGCAATAAAGTCACCTACTGCTAGGTATGGGGCAATCGGGAATATGGCACGAATATCTACAGTACTTCCATCTTCACCAGTGACGTTATACCATTCACTACTTTGATTCTCTAGGCGATATTTATAGGCAGCATAAATTGCAGCCATACCAACTGTACCACGACTAAGCTTTCCAAGTCCTTGATTTAATTGATATAATCCACCATCTTCATCTTTAGCCATGCGTCTTGCACCATTAGCAATGTCACCCATACCCGATGCTGCACCGAAAGGTGAGTACCGATATTGGAATGCCATAGCATTAGACATGAACCTAGGAAATGTTACAGCTAAAGAACCGCCGGGTATCTTCTCAAAGAAATTAACAAAGGAATGTGCCAACCCCTCTGAAATCGCTTCAACGCCTCCCTGCTTCGCTGCCTGTTGTTTTGGCATATAGGAGAAGGTTGCTTTCAAAGTCTCGTCTGTGGCGTTTTTAAGCACGTCTACGGGGATTGTTTTATTGTTGGCTAGGAGATCATACATATCGATGCCAACACGCCTTAGCTGACGCTCTACTGTGGAGGCAAAGATAGCCCGTCTAAAGAATACGTCTTGGGCTACGTTAAGGGTATTGACTACCCTAGCCACCTTACTTAGGTCTGCCTTGTTACTTTCTTGCAGTGCACTAAATAGTTGATTCTGTAATCTGGGGTTATCCTTGAGTAGCAGGTCTACTGTTTCAGCCGTAAGACCAGCATTTGACATGTGACCAAAGGTAGCAAAGGCATCCTTAACTGTGTCAAATAGACCCCTAGATATGTCCCCTTTATTGTAGCTACCAGTAGCCATACCAGTTAAGGCTTTACCTGTGGTATATAGGGTACCCTCCATTAACTTAGAAGCAGCATCAAAGGTCATGGCTGTGCCTGTACCCATGATGTTACGTACTGTAGTACCGATACCCGATACCACGATAGCCTTGGACTCACGCTCTAGCCTGTTAATTGCACGTAGGGTATTACCCATCATAGATACAGCTTCATTGTCTCTGCCATACATAGCATCAACTAGCTTCTGTGCCTCTGGGTCTATCTGTTTTATTTTATTTAAAGTACGGGCTAAGGCAGAATACCCTTGCATGATATTACCTGCATCAGCTACAGTAGTACGGGTAGCTTGAGCAAAGTCTACTGGAGATAGATTAGCTTTCTTTAAGGCAGCATCAATGACATCATTGTCAATGTTATCCATAGACATGAATACATTCTTAACTGCATCACTTACCTTTTGTCCTTGTGCTGGACGATACTCAGGTGCAAGCAACATAACATACTTAGCTACATCAATAGCTTTACGATTAATGTCTGTACGGATTTGTGCCTGAGTTAAATCTGTTGGGGCTGAGATTGCATCCAAAGTCCTACGACCTTCAAAGATATCAAACTCATTGAGTAGATCTTCTTGGGACTTATCAAATGCTTTATTGAGTTCAGTGGTAGCAGGATCATCTTTAACCTGCTTCTTACCCTGTAGTTTATCTGCTAGTTCTTGCTTGCTGGTTTTAATTGGCTTAGTACCGACTGCTGTAATAGCTTCTAATGAACCACCAAAAGCACTAAGACCTGCAGCAATAGCCAATTGACCATAACTAAATTCTTCCTGTACACCAGTCTTCATGCGAATGTCTTGACTGATTACATCTTGACCTACACCAATAACTGTTTCAGCACCACCAGCAACCGCTGCAGTTTTTACTTTAGTACTTATTGCATTCTTAATAGCTTGTCTAGCTACAGCATATCTAGCAGTAGCACCGATACCGGCACTAAGGATATTAGTAGGCTCTGATACAGCAGATAGTAAAGCCTCACCAAAAGGTCTAGCCCCCGGTTGCCCACCCTTCTCATACCATGCTGGTACTTTGTCGTATAGATTGTGGGCACGAGAAGCCTTTACAACCTCTTCTGGTTTAGCATTGTTAATCCAACTTAATTCTGGTATGGCATTAAGAGAAGTATTCCATTCGACCTGACGCATTGCTGTCATGAATCGCTTGGCATAGTCTTCGTCAGACTCACCTTTCTTTTGCTTACCTGATTCACCAAAACGTACTTCACCGTACTCTTTAATTACTTTAAGATTCTCAGGATCTTTATACAAAGACTCAAATGGAATCTGTTCTTCCTTCTTGATTCGCTGTATTTGCTGATCTAATGGTTTCTTATTTACAATAGGCAAATCAAACTCTGAGGCTGGCGGCTGCTCTTCAGGAGTTTGAGTTAATGCTGTAGTTTGTGCAACAGCAGGACTAACAGGTTTCTTAGGTAGTCCAACTATTGGCAAGTCAAATTCACTAGCCATCTTTATCCTTTGCTATATCAGCTTTGAGCCATCCCAAGTTTTTACTTCGTTTTTTGAATTCTTATACTGCTTACCTAGTTCCATTTTAGACCCGTCTATTGCTTTACCATCTGGTGTTAAAGGAACCATTGGGATATTTTGATCCTTAGTAGCTGTTGTAGCAGGTGCAGATGCTGCAGGTGCTGCTGCTGTCGGTTTCTTATCACCCTCAGCAGGAGCTACAGTTTTCCATGATACTACTTTACCTTTTTCTATATTGGCATATGGTAGTAATGCATCTTGTGAATTTCTTCCACCAATAATGTTACCTTCACTGTCCAAGATACCCATTGCAATTGCTTGGTTTCTTACTACTTTATTCTTCTGGTCTTGGAATTCTCTAATGGAAGCAGCATCACCAACTACTGGCACATACTCATTTGCTTCTGGACTAAATCTTACAGTGCCTTTAAGTAAGAGAGGTTCCATTCCAACACGTAATGACTGATTAAATACAGAATTAATCTGTGCTGTAGTTCTTTCTTTATCTTCACCTTCCTTGAACTTAGCCTCAATGATAGCGTTTGCAGCTAACTTATCCATTAGCATCTTGCCTTTACCAGTCTTAGTATCGCCACCATTTGCAACAATATCTCTTAACTGAGCCTGAACACTAGCCAGTGTATCTGGTTTCTTAAACTGTGAGAAGTCTACTACACCTTCAACTACGGCTTCTGTCTGTGCTACTCCTTTAGCAGTAGCTCTAACTTCTCTTAATGACTTACCTGTAGATGCTTCAAACTCTGCTTGTGCTTGAGCCATAGCAGGTGATTCAAACCCGAATGCACCACGTACTACTTTCTGTGGAGCCTCTGGCATACCCATAGGAATAGAAGTACTCTGCTTAATAAATTCATCTGGTGTAATATCTGATTTACCTTTAGTTACTGTATACAGTTTAGCAAAATCAATTTGATCTAATCCATCTTCATTGGCTCTTAACTGTTCAGTAACACGCTTAGCTACAGCAGGATTCTGTAATAGCCCTACTACTTGTGCTGGTGTAAAGCCTACATTGTTAGCACCACGATAGTTAGATAGTACGTCAGCAGTAGCTTTCATCTCATCACGTTTAGTACGTAACTTCTCTGTCTGCTCATCTGCTTGTTTCTGTAGAGCATCAAACTCACGCAAGGCAGCTTGACGAATCTCTTTATTACGCTTTTCAATAGAACTGGCTGCACCTTCCGAGGCACCAGCAATAAATGCACCTATATCAAATCCCATATTATTCCACCATGTCTTGAGGTTTAGCCATTAAACCTTTTGGCTGTTCTGTTGGTCCTACTGCAGGAGTAGCTTTACTCTTTTGCATTTCTTGTACAGCAAGTCTAGCTTGTCTACGGCTTACAACATTCTCTTTAAATACTTCGTCAATTGTTTCTACATACGACACATCATGCATATCTGCTACAGACATGAGTAGTTCTTCAACGACAGGCAATACAAGGATACCTACGTCAATGGTATGGTAGCCTTCCATGACACTAGTCTTCATGAGAATATTAGCAACATTACGAATAGGTAGACCAGATTCAATGATGTCTAATACCTGATCATAGTTTTCAGGGGTACCTAAGATACGTCTTGTATAGAACTCCATGGCATCTTCTACAGATACTAAGTTAGGAGGATTCTCCCATGGACGATTGCCCGGCTCACTGGTAAGTGACATACCGGGAATCGGAGCATTGACAAACGCTGCATCTGCTGGCATTATTTCTTACCCCTTTTCATTTTCAATTCATTTCTTTTTTGACGTAAGGCGTATACAAATTCACCGATATTAGAAATCATATCTTGCTGTTGCTTGACTTCTTTATTCATAGTTTTAGGTGCAAGTAAGCCACGAGCAGAATCTAGTTCAGTCTTAGAACTTTCCTTCTTACTAATATATTCTTCTATTTTCTTTTTATAAATGTCTACGCTCATTTGTATATCGCCTTAATTAAATTAGCTCTCTGCAAACTTTGATTAAATATTAAAAATCGCTACCTGTTAGATCAGTCCTTATTCCACCACTGTCAAATAGTCCACCAGCCCAGTTAATTATTTCTTTACCTTTATCGTAACCCCAGTTAAAGATCTCACCGAATACCTTAGCACCAGATGTACCACTTAGGATAGTGGCTGCAGATGTACCAATGGTCTTAGTGATTTCAGCATCCTTAGCCATGGTTGCAGCTAATATTGTAGCATTGGAGGAGATCTCTTGACGGGTAACTTGATTGATACGATCCGCTGCATTCTCAGCAGACTTCCATGAATACTCAATCTCATCACGGAACTGTTGCCACATATTATTATACTCAACCATGGTAACTTCCATAGCCTTAGTAGCATTGAACTCATTGGCACGATTGATAGCTGCTGTGTTAGCTGTAGAAATCTCTCTACGCCACTGAGCATTAGACTGATCAATGACTAGACGATTCTGAGCATTGAACTGGTCACGCTGATTCTGTACTTCAGTATTAAATCTAGATACAGTGTTAGCCTGATCGGTATTAAACTGTGCCATAGCATTTGACTGCTGGGTATTGAACTGCTTTACCTGTGTAGTCAGATTAGCAAAGAATTGATCTGCTTGGTTTTGACTAGAAGCATTGAACTGTCTAGATGCATTAACTGCAGCTTGATCTGTCAGGATAGACTGGATATTAGATTGAGCCTTGAACATCTCTACCTGTTGCTCATTCTGTAGGTTAGTCATATCCATCTGCAAGAATGTCTGAGCATTCACTACGGCAGCTTGCTGTCTGTTATTTAAGTTAGCTGTCTCTAAGTTAGCAATCTGAGCAGCCTCAGCCATTACAATAGCTTGTCTGTTATTTAGATTAGCCAAGTCCATTGTCTGTGCTAGACGGGCATTCTCCATTGCTACTTGTTGCTGTGCAGTAAAGTTCATGTTAGCAATGTCAGCTACACGAGCAGCATTAACTACACGGGTTTGGAATGACTGATCAAACTCTTGACCTAAGAACTGGGCACGTTGCTGTGCAGTTAATACAGCTACCTGCTGACGATTGGATAAGTTCTGTAGACCCATCTGCTGAAACACTTGAGCATCAGCACTAGCGATAGGCACAGCAGCCTCTAGGGTAGCTTGAATAATAGCTTGACCTGCTAGGCTAGATGCACCTAAACCACGAGCAGCCATCTGTGCTGTAGCATTACGTAAGGATGCAGCAGCCCATGATGGGGGATTACCCGATTCAAAACCAGCAGTTAATTTAGCTAACTGCCCTTGAACTGTCATGTCTTCTGTGACTACACCTTGAGCAGCTTCTGCTTTAGCTAAGTTAGTTTCTACTTTAGCCATGTCCACAGCAGGACCACTTACCATCTCACCGACTTGTTCACCACGTACAGGTGCACCAGTTACTTGTCTGGTTAAACCTTGAGCAGCATCTAGCTGACCAACAGCAGTTTGAGTAGGTACAGCCTGTGCAGCTTGTACTTGTGCTTGCTCTGATACAACACCTTGTGCAGGTTTAACTGCAGCAGTTGCTTGTTGTACTGCAGGTGCAGCTTGTACAGCCTCCATAGTAGCTGTAGGGGTTACAGTGGGAGCAGTTGTAGTGGCTGCAGTAATAGGTGCAGCAGCAGTAGCTTGGGCTGCTTGTGTTGGGGCTAACTCAGTAGCAAGTGTCTGACCAGCTTGAACTGTCTGCAATGCAGGTGCTACTTGAGCAGCCGTAGGTTGAACTGGCATACCAGTTGCTGCATTGGTAGTGGTTGTACCAGCAGGTACATTAGTGGTAGGTACAATAGGATTAGCAGGACCGGGCATGGCACCAACAACAGTATCAGACGGCATCCATCTACCTTCTGTTTCACTCCAAGTCATTCCCGGAGGAGGTCCATTACCCGGCTCAAATTTATTTAAATCAACAGGTTCTATTGAGCCGCCAAGTTGTGTAGCAGATCCGGGTATTACACCGCCATCAGCCATCTTAATCATACCACCACGAGCCATGAACTTGTCTGTAATTAAACCAAACTTCCTAGCATCGTTAGGACTAGACTTTAGATACTCATCGAACATTTGCATAGGACCATCATAGCCCATTCTACGAGCGATTACTTCCCGTTGTTTTTCTGTAAATGTTTTATCTGCCATATTATGCAACCCTTACTTGTAATTAATTATTATGAAAGGTATAACGCTCTTTCATCTTTTCGTCTAGTGGTAAGACCTTTTAATTCTTTACCACCTGCCTTATTCCACTTTAAGAATTCATCGGCAGCTGCTTCGTATTCACCTCGGTTATGCTTCATCCGAAGGGTAGAATTTTGGAGATTACCAAGTCCAACATTGAAGGCGAATGATACAAGTGCACCAAAGCGACCAGTATTAAGACCGTTAGGACATAGTCTTCGTACTCCAGTTTCAAATCTTTCCAAATCTTTAGCAAGAATTTCATCGACTTCAGCCCCACTTAATATTCTATCCCATCCTGCAGGAATTGGCAATGCTTTTCTTTCTGCCAATGGTACTTTAGCATGGTTAGGATCTATCACATGCCCACATCCAACCGTCCACAATAAAGCTGGGCACTGATATGGGGAAGTTTTAATTCCCTCATGATGTTTAATCATCTCTATTACTTTTTCACTCACATGCATGGACGATTAATAGAAAAGTATAATTAACAAATGCAGCCAATCCAAGGCAAACACCTACTGGATAGGCATTAAATAGATTTACAAATTCAATCATTTCTTAGCGAATGCTTGGGTACCAAACCAAAAGGCAATAATAGAGGCAAGGATCTGCATCTCATCTGCATCAAATACCATAGGGATAGCCTCTACAAAAGAAACACCAGTAGACCATGCCCACATAATAGAAGCTACATCAACAATGATAAGCAATAATACAAATAGGTAGGTAACTACAGGACGTACAGAAGCCCGTAGATTAATGATCCACTGGCTTGCACCCTTACCAATCTCAATGTCATGCTGGTACATAGCTGTACGTTCTTGTGCCTGCGTTTGCATCTGCACTTGATCTGTACGAATTTCTTCGATTCTAACCTGTGCAGCATAGCCACGCTCTAGCATTTGGAGTTCTCTATCCATCTGCATACGAGCAAGTTCTAGTTCGTGTGACTTATCAGACTTGTCTTGGAAGAAGTCTAGTAGTTTTGGTAGTCCACCCATTAGGAAGGACAAAGCAGTTGATATTAGTGTGAACATTATTTACCCTTTATGACCCCAAGTAAGGTACCAAGCAATGACTGCAGCCACTGCATAGCACATGAACATTGCTCTACGACTCTTTGCCAGATCTTCTTTAAACTCTCGATTAAGTTCATTGTCTTGTCTCTCTATCTTTTGTTTAATGGATTCGATTTCACCCCAGCGTTTACTGCCATGTCTTCTAATGAAATCAGCTTTTACTTTTTCTTCTTCAACACGAATGGTTTCTTGTCGTTGCCACTCTATCATTGCTCGTTTAAAGTATTGCTCTTTTAAAACCTGAGACTCTCTTATCTGTCTTCTACGCTCTAGGTCTTTCTGCTGGGCTGCTGACGCAGCTTCCCTCTGTACATCGGTAATACTCTTAGTAATAGAATGACTAGCCTCACGACTAGCATCCATACTACTAGTTACAGACTTTGCTCCTTCTAAAAACCCAAATTGATCTGACATACATAGGCTTACTTTCTAAATATTAAATCAGCTAACCAAGCTACAAAACCACCAAAGACAGATGCAAAGCCCATGATTGCCCACAAGGAACCTTTGCTACGCTCAGCCATCATGACAAGCTTTTTAATGTCAGCTTCCATGATGTCAATCTTCTTCTCCATGGTTTCTACTTGGGCTACAAGTTTCCCATATTTATAGGGGTCTAAGAAATCTTCACTCATGGTGTGGCTCGATTAGTCCGTTGTCTAACAACTTGGCTTCAATGACTTGTTTCATGGGGTCATCCGCTTAGCTTGCTCTTCTTTGAACTTTTCAAAGGCGGCTCTGACTTCAGGTGTCCATGCGGCATTAGCAATATCTTTTACTTTTTGTTCTTGGTCGCTAATATCCATATCAGGAGTTAATACCCAACGATGGAATGTGCGAGATACAAACTCACCATCTCGTTCAATAATGGTAGCCTGACGGACTTGGATGTTCCAACCACCAACAATTTCAATTTGGTCTATTTCTGTGCGTTCTGTTAGTGCCATAATTTACCCTTAAACGAAATATGTAACAGTCATATAAATTTCACCAGCAGAATCCATTGCAACAGGAGCCCAAGCACCATTGTCTGTTGTGATATAAAAATAGGCGCTTGTTTTATTATTTTCAACATATGTTGTTATATTTACTGTTCCATTTGGTAAATCTACATTGTTCATCATCACACCACCATTTGGATTTATGCCATTTTGATTACTAGTTGTAAACGGAAACCCAGCAATAAGCATGGCTCCAGTACCAGTTGCAGAATTCCAAGTAACATTACAAGCTATCGTTACTAAATTTCCTACCTTAGTATATTTTCCAGTTTGCGAAGAATAAGATGCGGTTCCAGCAGTTGATGTGCCAATAACAGTAGGTGTCCAAGTTCCTTCCTCATAATCATCTAGCGTATTAGCATCGGTTGATGCGGACTGTGTTGCTGGAAAGGTAATACCTGAACCAGAGGATGCGGGAGTAGCCCCGCCCACGCCCATAGTCGTTGCCACGATTGGAGTCGTTAATGTCGTGCTGGGAAGAATCATCCCGCCTTGTACTTGTGTTAATGGCATATTCTATCTCCTAGGGTAGCGTTGCTACGTATGCTTTTGCTTGTTCGGGGGACATCAACACACCATCGGCATCCTCAAGCTGTGCTTCGTCAGCGTTGATTTGCTTTTTGAAGTTTTGATAGTCGGTGTTGGCTGGGTCAAATGGGATTCCCATAAAATTGTCTTTAACAACGCTTGTATTTTCTTTAGTAAGTTTATACATTTATAGCTCCGCACTAGCAAAAAACAAATTACCATCTTCTGAGGTTGTGGTGAAGCAAATACCAGCTGGCGTTGAAGCAGAGCCTATTGAAGAAAATCCAGACACCTTAAATGTGCCACCTGTTGTGCTACTTGCAACACTTCCAGCGGATGGAGATGCCGCATCTCTGTCAGAAACTCCAAATTGTCTTAAACGAATGTTTGAAGTAACAGTCAATCCAATACTTGCGGCAGCTCTCTTTGTAACTCTGTAAGGCAAATTCATTACATATGTAGTTCCAGATTCAGCCATAGCAATGCACCCATAACCCAAAACTTCATAATATCTCTGACACAAAGCCAATTCAGTTCCATACGGTCTGTAATCAAAGCTAGTAGCTGTAGAGCCTACCTCTAATTGCACACCTGTCAAAAAGAAGGTTGCGTTTAAAGTGGAAAAAAGTTGGACTGAACCTGTTGCACCGAATAAAACGCTACTACCCCATGAACCAGCCGTTCCTAAAAAAGTGCTACCAGCACCTAAGTTCCAAAATAAACCAATACCTCTGCCGTTGGTAGTTAGCCATGTTCCGCTTGTATCACCAGGGATTGTTATTGATTTTTGTTCCCAAGTATTTGCGGCAGAAATAGTGTAGCTAAACACATAGTTGCGGTTGGCGGCTGAATTTAGTAACGCACCTGAGTGTGTGCCTGTTACGCTTGACCTTACCCAAAATGATAAAGTTACAGTTTTGGCGTTAGCAGTTCCCCAACCTAAATCGGCAACATTTAAACCTTCAATCCAATGCCTTACATTACAGTTCTCACTCGCAGTAATAGACGAGTCAGCAGTCGTAACAGTAAACAACATTGAGTTTATAAAGCCAGCAGGTGCAGTTGTGCTTTGAACTCCAGTTACAGTCGCAGTAGAATCATCTTCTGCAAAAAACCTATCAACAATAAATCTAGTGTTTGTGTCTAATGTTACTGTTCCTGAAGCACGCTGGTCAATCACCATCGCACCATTGATGATACGGTTCTTAAACGCTTCAGATACGCCAGTCGAGGCTACCTGTGCAAGTTCAACGGCTTTAGTCATACCGATAACCCTTTCAATTCTTCTAGCGTAGTTGCCTGATCTGCTAGTTGTGTAATGTCACGAAGGCGTTGCTTCTCAGCCACGATTGCAGTTGTATCTGCACCAGACTCTAATGCTCGTTGAAACGCAACATCTTGGGCTTCTAGTAAAGGTTTACGCTCCGCACGCAAACGGTCTTTAGTAATTGCTTTGGCTTTGTCAAGATTTACTGTAACAGTCGTGCCGTTAAGTTCCCACGCATCAAAAAAGTTGCTATGCTCGTTGGGTAAAGAATCGTTGTCAACAATAATAGACCCAGCGGGAGTATCTTTAGCTTGCACTTCTTCAATAGGTAATTCGCCAGTAGGAGTACAGACTGAAACACCGCCTTGTTCGTTTTTGTAAATAATTACTTGTGTCATATTTGTTCCTTAATTAACGAAATACGGCAACATAAACAAGAGAAGAATCAACATAAGCAGTTGTATAAAATTCAACCCTAAGACTTCCAGTTGCTAAACTATTTGCTCCCCAAAGACCAGTTGCGTTAAATGCACCCGCACCAGTTCCAGTATCTCCATTTAATATTGCAGACACGGCATAATTAGCATCAGGCATAGCATTTGTAAAATTAACATCGTATCTACCAGTAGATGACCTTGTTACGCTTGAAATGTTGCCACTTCCACGAATAGATGTACCGCTAATACCATTAAAGTTTACCCATGCACGACAGCCGTATGCAGTAGCTACTGAGCCGTAGCCTGAGTTCATCTGTAAATCACCAGAAGAATTCAAACGCATCTGCTCAACACCACCCTCAGCAAACGCTATTGTATCCGCAGCAGGAAAGAAGATACCTGTATTGGTGTCTCCGTTGTTTGTAATAGACGGAGTAGAAGCTGAACCATCAGCAAAATTTATAGTGACATCATTTGCAATATAGTTACTATTTACCGCACCAGCCGTTGCGGGGATAGCGTTTAACACACTGCTTACGTAGAACGATACCGTCTGGATTAAGTCACCCGATGAGGCTGCCGATGCTAAGACTACTGTCGTGCCGTTTGTTGCGGTGAAGTCTGCTGCACCTAACTTAGCACCGTTGCGGTAGACGTCAAT